ACACATCCATCCATATTCATGAAAGTCCTTATACATCTGCTCAACTAGAGATGTAGTTGGGACAACAATTAAGATATTTCTGTTCGCATTTGCATGAAAGCGTACCAATGCATAAATCATCAGAGACTTTCCAGAAGCTGTTGGTGACAATAAAAGTCGTCTATTATATTTTAGTGCCTCGTATATTGCTTTATATTGATAATCCCGAACGGGATATGGTAAGCGAAGAGATTTTACAAAACCTGCAACACCACGAGGAGTGATCATCTCATTCTGTTCTAATGGGTGACCAAAGAACTTACAGTCATCAAACTTATATTCATACTTCTTTTCATCTGCCCACTCCAAAAGATAGTCTAGAAGACCACAATAGATTTCTCCTGTTGCAGGTGAGTATAAACGAATCTTTCCATCCCATCCTTTCCAGCGACGTTGCTTCTGCATATACTTCGCAGACTCAACTTCAAAACAAAAGTAGTCTGCTAGTTCATAATTAATGTGAGGTTCGGCCTCAATTTTAAGATAAACTTCATTCTTTTTACGAATAAGGAGGTCCATAAAACCATGCTACAAGAGATTTACGCAATCCTGATGTTACAGGTCTAACCCTGTGCCATTGATCACCTTGAAAGAAGACGGCAGTTCCTGGTTTTGTTTTAAACGATTTATACCTAGGTTCTACCCCTGGACTATATATCTCCAAATCAAACTCTCCTCCCTCGTAGTCATCATTTAGAAAGAGTGACATACTAATCTTTCTAACGTTACCTCTAACAGGTCTTGGGTGTTGATCTACATGCCAATTATATGTGCCTCCTGGTTCATATAATCCATATTGAACAGGTTCAACTCCAGTGATATTAAAGTTCCATCCAGCGTTCCTATTTACCTGCTTAACCATCTTCAATAGCATGACATATAACTGCTCGTCTTTTACCCATGCTATTTTAGATTTTCGTTTTGTTTCATTTTTTTGGTCATACAACCGACCATCTTCCCACTTAAAAAAATTGCCAGTTAATGCAGTATTGACTACCTGCATCGACTGGCGATTAAAAGAAACTTCTTTATAATATAGACCGTAATTCATTACATACCAGATTGAAACCTTTTCCATTCAATAGCGTTCTTGATATGATATGTGCGACTATTGATTTGCCGCAATACTCCATCCAGAAAGAAAAGAACCTGTTCTATGTATCCAATCTTATACTGTAGTTTTCCAATCTCTTCATCTGCTTCAATGAACATTGAGATTTCTTCTTTGGTCGTAAGTTTTAGATCAAATGGCATCTCTTTGTATATAGTTGCAGGTGCTTTACCTTTATAATACAACCACTTGTCTTTGATAAGACGTTTCATTTGAATATCACGATCCCTCTTCATTAATGAGAATGTATTATGATACTCCATATACTTCATATGGAGTTGAGGTATCGCTAAAGAATCATTGTCATGTAAGTCATCATCCAATTTGGAATCAATCTTCCATTGTTCCTGTAGTGTTTCCAAATTCATAACAATATTTAAGTTTAATTGCTTGTAAAATCCAAGCCTGTGATAGTGACTTGGGTCCGTTCATTACTAGTCTAGCATATTTGTATTTTAAATTGGGGTCTGCTAATGCTCTTGTTTTCCAACTACTCATCTTCGGGTTTGACTATTAACGTTTCTGATTTCATATAGTGTGTATTTAAATGTTGCTGTTGCTGTAAAATAATCATTGTCACTTCCAGTGACATCAAATGATAATGTAGATAAGTCAGATGGGAACAAGTCCTTAAATACAACATCAAAATTTGCGATATTATTATTGTTTAAAACTTGAAGTGTTGCATCTGAAAATCTGGGATCTTGAGTTGCGGTAAGTGCATGCTTCTCTCTCCAAACTTTTCTTTCTTTAAGTTCTTGAGGAGTACCTAATGCCCGCATCCAATTATGAATTTGCATATAGTTTTCAAGATTTTCATCTACGATGAATTCAATAGTGAAATCACTATATCTCATGTTTCCTTCTACTGGAATGGGAACCAATCCCCTAGTTGGAATCTGAACATCTCCTAATTGGATGGTCGGAATCTCTGCTTTCTGGCATAGAAAAGAAACTTTCTGTGCTTTATCAAGGATAAACAAAAATCCAATGGGAGAAAGAAAATTTCTATTTGTAAGTTGGTCTTCGTACCAGTTGGCCATTCAATTCTGATATTCAACAATAGTATTTAGGTGCAAAAAAAGAGGTCCCATAGAGACCTCTTTACACTTCCTTCACACGGTATACTATGTATAAACATTTAATCCATAAGCACAGCCTTGCAAATTTGTTTACATTTAGTCTGATTGTGAATGTCACATTCGATCAGACACTCATAATAGTCATTCAATCTTTCAATTTCTGAATCTAAATCTTCTACCGAACTCTGAACGTGCTTCCATCCGATAAGTTGATTTTGAGATGTGATGTTATGCATAGGTCAATCCGTAAATGTGTGCTCATAATTTAGTAATGCTTAGGGATCACTTTATTACCTCGTAATTCTGTAACTATGTATACCAAATGTCAGGGAATTCTGACTTTATGCAACGAATATTATTGCCTACTAAATTATACCTAGACATAAAAAAAGGACCCCGAAGGGTCCCGTAGTTGTGTATCCTGATGGATCACATAAGGTTCGTAACCTGTACACGACGGTAGTACTTGTTAGCGTTGGCGGTAAGAGCGCCGCTGCCTTGGGTAAGACCACCCGAGAAAGGATTGGAGACCATGCCGTAGCGAGTCTTGAATCCAATTTTTGGTTGGAAGGTATCAGGGTTGATTGCACGAACCTGCTGAAGAGGAACGTATGGGCAATAGAACAGACCTGCGTCATAAGGTGAAGTACCCTTATAACCTGCAACGTAGAAGTGCTTGTCAGCAACGTTAGCAGAGTATGGGTCAACGTAGACCTTAATCTTGCCGTTGAGTGTACCAACCAGTGTGCTGGAGGTATCGTCAACACCTGCAAGACCGTTGTTACCAGCAAGAGCAGGAGTGTAGTCAAGTACACCAGCCATGCCCAGTGCAGAAGCAACGTCGGCAGAACAAATCAGGATGTTGCCCTTGCCACGACGAGTTTGCTGACCGATAGCGTTAGAATCGCGCTCGATTTGGAACAGAAGTCCTTTGAACTTCTCAACTGACCAACGACCGTTGGAGTCAACGTCAAGGTCAAAGATACCAGCGTTAGCGGTATTGTTCTGAGCACCAGCAACAGCGTTTGTGTATACGGTACGAACAACCTCACGGTTGATTTCAGCAAGGATCTCAGTGGAGAGGATGTTGCTGAGCTCTTGCTCGGCATCCAAACCATGAATTGCCTTGAGGTCTTGTGCCAGTTCTAAACTGTACTCAGCCTTCAGGGCGCGAGCACGAGCGGTTACTGTAACCTTCTCGATGCTGAATCCCATCTCACGGAAAGCGGTGCCAGAAGCAGCGTCAGACAGTGCTTCAACAGTTGCCGTGGTCATGCCAGTGGCGTCGTCTGCTTGCTCATAGGTTCCAGCAGGGGAATCGTTGAGAAGTGCAGGGTTGTTGCCTTGGGCGTCGTTCGTAGCGTCAGAAGCGCCAGGATCGTATGCACCAGGACCACCAGCGAAACCAGCGTTAGGCTCGTTGAAGAATGCTTCGTCGTAACCAGAAGCGTTAGGATCGCGCTCAGAACCATAGTTGGTACGCATCGCGAAGATAAGTCCAGTAGGACCAGTCATCGGTTGAACACCAGCAATATCATAAGCGATAAGCTGAGGCATGGAGCGACGGATGAGGCTGATCAGTACAGGGTCGAAACCTGCAACAGGACCTGTCGCTGTGCTGGCACCAGTGTATCCAGTTGTTTGAAGAGTCTCGTTAAGGATTTGTCCTTCTTCGACAATTGCTCTTTCTTGGTTTTCAAGGAGTTGTGCAACAACGCCGCGCTTGTGGGAATCGGTGATCTCGGGAAGAGCATCGTGATTCAGAACGGGTGCCCACTTCTCCTGGAGGTTTTTAATAGACATTTTAATTTCCAGTTTAAGTAGTTAGGGTTTACAATTATTTGGACCAACGAGCGATTGCATCGACGTATTTCGACATCGATCCGCTAGTTGTTTCTTCGACAAGGGGTTCCGCTGCTTCTACACTGGGGTCGCTTGCAGACTCTGCAAGTTCAGCCTTTCTAGTGAAGTAGGATTCCTTAATCGTTTCGACTTTCTTACGAAAATCTGCTTCAGTTTCAAACTCAACACCCTCTGCCAAAGAAGCAAGCTTCTCCTTCTGAGTCTCTGCGAGACCTGCGGCACATTCGTTCACAATTTCCATTTTGACAAACTCGCCAATTCTCTTATTCAAGGAGACGTTAGCGTCGATTTGCTCGTTGAGTTTAGCTTCCATATCATCAATCTCTTCAACCATGCCGTCAAGCAGGTTGAACTTCTCTTCGGGCACCGTAAAGTTGTGCTCTAAGAAAAGACCTTTTAGGCCGTTGAAGAAAGACTCTGCCATCTCAGTCTTAATGCCATGTTCAATCTGGAGAGAATTATCTTTCATCCATGATTCGGCGGCATAAGTGAGGTAATCGTCTACCTTTTCGGCCAATTCTGTTTGAATCTTCTCTACTTCTTCAGTAAGAGTGGATTCAAATGCTTCAGTTAACGCTGCAACTTCGGCATTAACCTTAGAGGTTACTACCGCTTCAAAAATAGTTGCTGCTTTTAAACGGAACTCTTCTGAGAGTTCTTCACCAGCGACAAGAGCGTCAACATCTTCAGTAAAGTCGTACTCGGTTTCAGCGATCGTTTCTTCGCCATCTTCCTCTACGTCCTCCATTTTAGCAGATGCGTCACTTGGCTTGGTGCCAGGAACAGGTGCTTTACCCACTGCCTTAGCAGCAGAAGCTCCTGCATTTTTGGTGCCCTTTGCACCTTCCATGGAATCCGAGGTAACATCAACTACTTTTGCTGCTCCACCGCCAGAAGAATCCATCTTCTCGCCAGGTTTAGCATCTTTAGTAACTGCGTTAGAACCTTCGGTCACTTCTTCCATGTTATCTAACTCTTTATCGAGTGAGGTCTCAGCCATTTGTTTGAACTCCGTTATGCATTAGCGTTGTCTTTATTTATTTATAAATTACAGACTCTTAAGAAATTGGGAAAACGCGGAAACTTTTCGTTCCTGCAGGTTAATAAGAGTTGCTTGATCAATTTGGGTTTTAATTTGAGCAATTGCAGCCTCTTTGAGAATGCCGTTATCCCAAACCCATTCTTTTCCTTCCATAATACCGTCAACAAATGCATCAGGAGCAGAAGGATCTGCTACAATATCAGCAGCAGTGGCAAGCATGAAGTCGTCTGCGACAACACTACAACCTTCTTTTTTAATTAAAGACCCCATACCTCTAGAAGAAACACCAAGCATGACGCCTTCATCTAAAAGATTTTTTGTAATGTTGCCCATTGGAGTATCAAGAATCTTTGCCTTACCAATGAAGTTGTTTCCATCTTCTGTGAGAGACATAATTTTATGCGATACTCTATCCAAGTTGATAGAAGGACCATCAGGATGACCTAATTCTCCAAGAGCACGCCCCTTTTGAATGTAGTTCTCGCTGTATTTATTGACTTCACGTTGTAAAGTTCGTAACATATACTTACGATTATTACGATTCTCTACTTCTGCTTGCAAGAAAACACCCTCAATAAAGTAATTTTTCTTGCCTTCTTTCTCTTCACAGAGAAAGTCTACTTGAGTAATTTCTTCAGCTATCAGTTTCATCGGTTTCAGGTTCCTCTTGTTGTTCTTCAGTAGGGGGTTCGTGAGGTTGACGTTCATCAACTTCAACTTCTTGAGGTTCTTCAGTGTTGTCGGGAATTTGATCCGCAACTTCATCTGCAGTATCCTGACCAGTATCATCCAACTCAAATCCCATCTGTTTAGCAAAATTAATTTTTTGCTGTTGGATAGCATCATATGTAGAAGCAGATAATGCATCATTCATTGAATCAATTGCTGCTGCTTTATCGTTACTATAAATTTGTTGAACTATTTGTTTTGCAATGTCACTAGGCATAATATATTCCCACTGTCCTATTATTTAGTAGATTAAAATTCTCCTCTGCGTAAATCACTAGGTTCCGCTGCGGACTCTTCGTTAGGTGCTACCTCTGCTGCTGGTGCTCCTCCTGCTCCTTCAGCGCCAGCATCCATAGCAGGATCCATTTCTGCCATAGGATCAGCAATAATACCTGCTTCCATTTCAGATTGAATTTGCTTGTCAATTTCAATTATCTCCTGCTCAGTTTGCTTGAGAACTTGACGACGCATATATTCGACAGAGAAATATTTACCGACATAGGGATCCATAACATTAATTTGATTCATGCGCTCATTACGAATTTCAATTTCCTTCAGTTCTGTGAAGTAGTTATCCGCAATATAATCAAATTGAACATGATTTTTCATTTCTTCCCACTCTTCAAGAGTTACAACACCCTTAAGAATAAGTTGAGTCTTGAGTAAATCGGTAAACAATTCGGAGAAACGCTTACGCAGACGTGCGATAAACTTCTGGAACTTTACTTCGTCCCTAGTAATCTCGGCGGCGCGACCAATGTTAAAAGTCGTTTCTGTTTCTAGACGTGAACCAGGAACATTAAGTGCCTTATAAAGTTTCTTCTGGAAATATTTTACATCTTCCAATTCACCAAGATTCTGACCACCAGGAAGTGTAGAAATTTCTGTACCACGACCACCTTCTCGTCTAGGCAACCAGAAGTCTTCCATCATGGACATAAACTTCTTATCGTCTTTAATCTCACCAGTGTTTGCATCGTAAACCATCTTATTACGATAGCGACCCATAACTTCACGCAGATATTGTTCTGCTTTATTTTTGGGGAGATTACCAACGTCAATGTAAAAGATACGACGCTCAGGTGCTCTACTCAAACGATAGATAACCAGAGAATCTTCAATCATTCTCAGTTGGTTTACTGCCTTAATCGCCTTATTGAGGTGACTAAGAGTCATACTTTTGTTCAGGTCTTGAATGCCTGAGTGGCAATATGTGATAGAATCTGGGGTAATTTTCATACCCTGATTAGTTGAATTCTTCAATCCCTTTGGATTGTATAAGAAGTACTCTGCCGACTTTTGTGTCAGTTGAGTATTAAGATCTTCACCGCGCATTTGTTCAGGTTTTTTCTGTTCGTACTCAGTAACCTTACGAATCTTGCGAGGATCGATATAACGAAGTTCTAGTAACCCTGAATTGGGTTGTTTGGGGTCTATTACTTTATGATAAAATAGTCTTCCATCAACATACCACCTACGAAAGATTTCGTAAGAACGATTTTCAAAGTCAAGAAGACGGAGAACTTCCGAAAATTCTTGACGCATTAATTTTTTAATTTTATCGGATACCTTCAAGTTGGAAAGTTCCAACTCAACAGGTACATCATCAAAGTTTCCGCAAATAGTCTCGTTGACAATATCGTCAACTGCACTATCACACTCTGGTTGCAGAACCATTTCTCTGTAACGAGAAATTAGTTCATATTCATTACGAACAGTACCATCAATATCGATGGAGTATCCATAGTATCCGCCACCTACAACAGGTTGCGAACCATCCATATTATCCTTCTGAACAAAAGAAGGCCCCTTGGGGACCTTCTTTGCTCTTTCCAGTGAAAAACCGAAGAGCTGAGACATTATATTCTTGAGTTATTGGTCCTGTTCTATTTATCAACCATTAAGAATTGGCATTAATAGGAGTCCAATATTGAGTCTGAAGTTCAACAGTAAACTCTTCAATTGCATCATTGCTACCGAAGTCAAGATCAATTGCAGCAATATTGCTGGGGAATACGTTATAGAATCTGTAAGACTTAAGAATTTTAGGTTGGTCTCCATCTTTAACATCGCGTGCTAACTGATGAACAGTCATGTCAGCGAAATAACCTGTTGCATCATCTTGGTCACCAAGACCAGCAGCAGAAGTAAAGTTCTCGTTATATGCTTGAATACTGGACGCCCAGATTTCAAATGCATCACGCAACACAAATCTACTATCGTTCTGAACAGTAATAGTCCAGGGTTCAAACGTTCTGTCACCTGCAATCTTCAGGACTCTTCCTCTGAAAGGAACTTCGATAACACCGATATTAGAGGCAGGAAGATTTGCTGCACGAACAGTAAACTTACCAAGTTCAATCAATGCTGAATTGTTAATGATTCCAGTAGGAAAGTTGAGATCTACTTGGAATAGATTAGGACGTGCAAAATCCGCTACGACATTTGCTTTAAAATCGTCAATTGTTCCTCTTTTTGCCATGGTTTTTATGCTCAGTGTCTCCGTCGTTAGTATTTATTAGAAATAATATTTTCAGACAAAAAAAAGAGACCCCGTAGGGTCTCCTAGTTATGTTAGTTTTTATCAGGAAGCAACTTCAGTAAATGCAACACCAGTTCTGGTTGCAACAAACGTCAGTGTAATATAGTTGATTGTACGGGTTGGTTTTACGAAGATTTCTGCATAGAACTCACCACGATCAACCGCTTCAGGAGGGTTATTATCAGTGTCACACTTGACAAGGAAGTCAGTAACACCACGACGACCCTGGACATCGCGCAGATAAGGTTCGACAATGTTCAGGAAAAGTGAACGCTGTGATTCATCATTCTGTTCAAACAGTTGAGACTTAGCAGCACCACTGATAACTCTCTCAAGAGTCAAGAATAGACGACGAACATTGATTCTGTCGAATGCAGAAGCAAATCCGAGAGCAGTCTTGTCTCCGTAAAGAACAACACCTTGACCAGGGAAGGAAACAATAGGATTAACGCGAGCACCATAAAGACGATCACGCTGAGACTTGGTAGGAGTGAATGCAAGTTTAATTGCATTTCTCAAGTTGCCACGTTGGAAACCAGCAGGAGAGAACCAAGGTTCTGAAACTTCAGTTGTCTGCAGGCAAAGACCCGCAACATCACCGTTACAAGGAACGTAACGATAAACATCGTTATACTTGTCGTAGATATACTTATAACCAGAATCAAATGCTACGTAAGAAGAACTAGGTAACTGATTAAAGAAATCGATGATGTTATCGGTAGCAGTAGTAGCATTACTTACACCAACAACACTAGCTCTACGAGGAGATACAAACAACATGCAATCACGACGCTCTTCGGCAATATTTACCAGTGAAGTAATCTTAGCAATTGCAGATGAATCATCTGCACCAGAAGGACCTGTTAAGATGAAATCTACAATTTGAGATTCAGGATCTTCTCCTAGTTCATACGCACTTACTAAATCAGTATTAGTGACCGTATATTGACCCGAGGCAGCAGCGTAGTCAGCTCCATCGGACAGACGATAGTAGTGAGTGGAGTTATTCGCACTATTTAATGTCGTGGCACCACTAGGATATGATACAGTACCAGCTGCTGAACGAAGACGATTAAAGTATCGAGTTGCTGCAGTCAGACCCCAGTTACCGTCAGCTGCTGTAGAAGTTGCATTGAATACCTCAAGCTCATGAGCTCCCCAGTAAATATACTGAGAACGCTGCTTAATAACAGTGAGGTAATAGTTAGTTTCACCGATGGTTGTCTTAGCATCACTTGCTTTAGAAAGACCAATGAAACGTTCAAGTACGGCACCAGTTGTGCCAGTAATTTTACCATCAACATCAAGAACTAAAACATGCAGTTCATCATTACTACCACCAGCATTAGATGTCCAATTAGTAGTAGTGGGACGACCAGCAACATTAATCCACTTCAAACCAGGAAGATACTCACGCTCTGTATACTCATCAACTACGGTTGTAGCTACAACTGCAGTAGAGTTAGTATCAGTAATACTGTCACTAGCAGCGAATTCAACACTAGCGTTGTCTAAACCAACATACAGACGACGATTAATAGTCGTATTAATTGCTGCAGTGTTAGTTCCCTGAGTAATTACTTGACCATCACCAAGAATGCCAGTAACACCTCCACCAGGAAGAGCAATTTCAAGTTTCTTGTTGGCAGCATCATATGAAAGAACGGTAACTGCTTCTTCAGAACCACCAATATTAATAGTAGTTGCCACTCCTGGAGAGAAAGAACCAACAATAGTATCAATCGACAGAATAATGCTATACTTGAAGACTTTACCTGCAGCACCAGATGCAGCAGTTACTGCTTCATCGGCAACAAACTCATGTTCGTTACCAGTTGAAGGAGCAGTAAGTCCTAAAATTTGATCGGCACCAGCGTCGGTTACAAAAATACCGATAGAGTTGCCTAAAGAACCAGGAGTTCTTGCTGCCCAATTAAATGTATTACTACCAGACGTTTCATGAGTAGTCTCATAACCGTCTAAGTTTTTAATCAGTACGGTATCAACACTACCAGTGATATCTGCGACTGCGTTCTTAAGAGAAGATGATGCAACGCGAACGGTCTTCAGTGTTCCACCATAAGCAAGGAACTGCGCTGCAGTAAACCAATACTCATAGTTATTTTCATTTGGCTTACCAAAAACATTGGCAAGTTCTCTCTCATTAGCAATCTCTACGATTTGCTCTACTGGACCATCAGCAAATGGTGCTGCAAGTAGACCGACATTAGCGGTCGATAGTGTTGTGATAGTCGTCAGGTCTCTTTCCTGAAAAACTACCCCTGGCGAGGATTGGTTGGCTGCCATGTTTAAATGCTCCTAGGTGATTCCAACATCGGTTGTCTAGGATTATTTATATTTTTCGATCCTTACCTAAACTCCCACATATATGATTTATCCCCATATTCCGCAACCTGCCACACATCACCTTGAGCATCTGCGAAATAACCATCCTCTAATCCATCATCAACAAATCCAAACGGTGCCATATCTTGTTCAATATTCTCTCTTTGGTCATCATAGATACGTTGTCTTACATCATTATCATGCATCTGTTTGAAGTATTCTTGCATTGCCATCCACGCAAAAATAACCAAGCACATAGCAAGATCATCATTACATCCATCTTCTGCAGCAAAGGATTGACCCTTAACAATAAATGTAGTTAGTTCTGCAATTGTATCATAATCTGGGATAATAAGTTTTTCCTCTTCGATCAATGCTTTAAGATTAGAGCATCCAACCTGCTTTACAGCAGTGGACATTTTAACACCCAATTGAGTTTTCTTACCCGAAAATCCTTGACCTAATTGTTGACCTGCTCTACCCCGCATTGCCACCATCAGTAAATTTTCATATTCTAAATCAAACTGAATAATATCTGCTACTTGCCCACCAATATCATTTACCTCACATAAGATGTATGCATTATTATAATTTTTTGCTACGTCTATAATAACGTTAGGAAATATAATCGGTTTGATTTCATTATTTCTATATCTAGCAACCATTTCATATGGCACTGTCGTAGTATCCATAACACAAAATGCTGAATAATCCTGACTTGTGCCACGGGCAACGTCAACAGTTACAATATAATTATGCTCAGGTTCAACACGTTTGTAAATAGCAAGTCCTTTGTTCTGTGCAATGGGATCTACATACGGCATAGTCCTCAACTTACTAGGACTAATTAAAGTATCTACAGAACCAAGGAACTCACATTCAAACTCAACCTTAAATTGTTGTTCCGAAGTATTCTTAATTGTCTGTTCTTTCCACGCAGCATCTCTACCAGGAACAGCAGACCAATGAACTTCTGTTGGTATGTATTCATTCTTACCTCTCTCAGCATCATGCCAGAGTTTGTAGAACATATTCATCCCGTGTGGGGTGGAGATGATAATTACCTTTGTGCTTTTACCAGAAGATATAGTAGGA